ATTGCCTAACATATTGTAAAGCATATTGTTGTTGGCATAATTTCCATACGCGCTACCAACATTATTAAGGGCTTGGTTCCAAGTATTGGCCTGCCCAAGATACCCAGAAGCCGCCGCATTACCGCCATATTGTAACGAACCAGTGCCAGTATTAGCATAATTTTGCGCGGCGTTGCCAATCGTATTAGCAGATGATTGCGCTCCTCCAGCTAATGATTGAAGTGGGTTAAGCAAATTGGCTCGGTTAGTTTGATAACGGTTATATGCGTTTTGATATTCTTGACTTGCGGCGTTTTGCCCATAATTTTGAGACGCTTTAAGGGCGTTGCCTGAAATCAAACCGCCGCGTGCAGCGGCTTGCTGGTCAAGAGCTTTAAGACCTTCAGATAAACGAAATTGATACCCAGGATCTGTTGTAAGATTAGATGGTGTAAAATTTTGATTAGCGGAACCATAGCCCGCCGCCGATTTGTTACCGCTAAGTCCCAGCACATCAAGCAAACGGTTTTCGGCAGTAAGTCCAGCTTGGCGAAATGGCGCTTGAAGTTCAATTTGCTTATTGAACATCTCTTTTTGAAGCGCAAGTTGATCCGAAGCTGACTGCTGTTGAGCTTGGGCAGCTTTGCCTTGTGCATTGGCGGCCAATGCTCCACCTATAAGCGACGCCCCACCGCTAATTAGTGCTGCTGTTGTAATGAAAGCCATACTAATTCCCTCTCGGCGGCGGCGATCTGCTGTCTGTTGGCAGATCCACCTTGCAATTCGGCGGCGGTGGACTCGGTCAATTCCTCGACGAGCTTGTCTAAATCGGTTTCAGTGGTTGCATGGATGTTAGTCCACACAGAGTCTTCCAAAGCGTAGATGGCGCGTTTAGCGCCGGGGTATGCTATCAGTGTGGCCGGAGCCACCAGTTCGACCGGCCCCTCGTCGGTAGCGACGCGAACACGGCCTTGCGACAGTATACACATATGTTTCGTTTTGTGAACCGCCCCTGTTAGCACTGCGCCCGCGGGAAGAAACATTTCGCGAGCGTAGATGCCGTCGGCAAAATGATGCTTGAGCGGTAAAACGACAGGGTCGTATGCCTGCATTATTTTTTCAAGTTCTTCGACTTTTTCTTTCATATATCACACAATTGAAGTTATAATGCCGTTCACAACCGTTACTGTTTTTAAATCAACTGTGGTAAACGACCCCGAAGCGCCGGTATTTTGTGTAGCCATAGTTCCAAGACCTAAATTAGTTCGTGCACTTGCCGCAGTACTTGCGCCGGTTCCTCCATAGGATATGTCTACGACCGTTGCATTCCAAACGCCTGTGGTAAGTGTTCCAACACCGGTTATGTTTGTGTAGCTTCCTGATATTCGACTGCTGGAGATAGTTCCGCTAGTAATTTGATTGGCATCAATTGCAATTGAAACATCGGCGGCGGCAGTAAGTTGACCTTGTTGGTTGACGGTAAAAGTGCCTACTTTATCCGCGCCTCCATACGATCCAATTGTTATAGCAGTATCTTTAATGTACGGCGTAATGCTACCTGCGCCGTTTGTGACGCCTATTCCAGTGCCTTCGGTTAAGGTATTAACTTTATAGCCAGTACCATCGCCGATCAATAATTGACCATTGGCGGGCGTATTACTTACGCCAGTGCCACCGTTGACAACGGAAATTACGCCGGTTCCGCCACCAACAATAGTGTTTACATTGTTAAAATATCGAAACCATTGCCGTGAAATAACTCCGCTATCGGGTTCAGTAAGATTAACACGCGGCGCAGGAATTTGAGTAGTATTATTAACCATTTGTATCGCTCAATAATAATTCAGCGCCCATAATGGCAAGTTTAACTGGATCGCTTCCTGATACTTCATATACGCGGTCGCGAATTTTTTCTGTCATACCAAGACGACGCCAGATTGTGCGATAACCGTAATTGCCGATTTTGCCCATAGATTTCCAATGTTCATTAGACCAAGTATGGCCGCCATCATCGGACCAACGCAACATAACTTGAGGATCGTAACCCGGCGCGGCCGGATAAGATTCAGTGTAAAGATATTCGGGTGGTGACCATTCGCTGGGAAAATCAGCAATATCAACAAGGATATCGCCGGCTTCAGTGGTCATTATATTGCCAGATTCCGTGGCAATATTGTTTTGTACGTATTCCGCAATAATACTATCGCCGGTTTCGGTTAACAAACCCTCACCATCATACGCAGGATAAAGATTAAGACCAACGCCTGTTTCGCAATCTAATTGCAAGCTATGTTGCGCGGTGCGGGTAAGATTATTAGTGTTGGGTAGTAAAGCCCGCCAAGAACGGACCCATGTTTGAGGTGCGCCATTATCACTATATGTGTCTAAATCAAAAGCATAAATGTTGCTGTTTTCAAAATCGCCAACCACAATTGTGCCATTAAAATTCATTTGGCAATTTGACCGGTGACGAATATATCCGTTATTTTCCCAACTTGCCCGCTCATGCCATGCGCCTGTAGCTACATCATATACCCATGTAGCGTTAGCTGTTGGAAAAATTAAAACATAAAAAGCATGGCCTTCTTGTTGGTATGTATAAGCAATGGCGTCTGAAATAGTGCTATAGTTTTGAATGGCATATTCAACCGCATGGGTTGAAATACGAACGCCCGTGTAACCTTGATTGCGATAGACAATGCCTTGCCCACGGGCATCGGTGCCAAGCCAAAACAAAGCATTATCCAATTTGGCTACAGAATATGGCGCTACGCAGCCAATTTCGTTAAATGCACCTTGAATGCGTTCTAAAGGAAACCCTGCATTCCCTGCGTCGTACCATACTTTGACCGAATCAGTACCAAACAACCATGCTTCACGATGGTCAATATTAAGGCAAACTAATCCATCGGGCGAACCTTCGGCGCTAGCAAACGCAAGTGGATCAATAGATGTTCCATCTAAAAGCGCCGTAACCCACACACGTTGAGAGTTGGGTTCATTAAATACAAAATATCCGTCTAGATACCCGACAGTAACCGCGCCGGGAAAATCAGGGTCGGTGATTTGCCCAAACGCGCCGGTGTTCATATTATAAATGTAACCAAAAGGGTTAGCGGCGATAAAAATTTGAACGCCATTATCTGAAATGGATACAGGCCCAGATCCGCTAATCGCGCCAAGATAAGTAACATTGTAGTTTGCGTTTATTGAATAAAATCCATTGCCAGATACTACATATGCATTTGATCCCGGCGATTGATGCGCCCATAGTCCTCTAATTGGCCCCGTGCCAACCGATTGAAGAAAACGCAAGCCCGGCGCTCGGTTTAAATAACCTATAGTTTTACCGTTTTCCGGAGTAGCTTCCGGAAATAAATTAACCATGCGGTTGTCAGCAGCATTAATACTGCGAGCAACATAACTTTGGCCGAGAATAGGCGTTTTCATTTAGTAGCTCGGATACCATTTTCCGGTGGCAGAATCATACGTCATAATAAGAGCTTTGCTAACAACCGCTGTTGTTGCCAAAGCTACGTTACCCGCTGTATTGGTGGCCCAAAGACCTGTTGGGATAAGCGTGATTTGACCACCGCCTGCTGAAAACGAAGATGGAACTGTAATCGTACTTACAGTCGTGGTGCCGCTAACAAAACTAACAGCTTCTGTAGGCGCGATAGTGCCGGCGCTAGCAAGCGTGGGGGCAGCCGCAGCATTAGCATTAAATCCAGCATATGATGCATTATCGTAAGTTACCGTGCCCGTAATTGTAGGCGAAGACATGGTTGGTGTGGTCAAAGATGGTGAGCCCGCCCGAACAGGTGCACCAGTACCGGTAGCAGTTGTCCAAACGGGTAATGCTGACGCGCCGCCGCCAACTAAAATTTCAGTTGTAGCGCCGTTAGCAAGTGTTTGTTGCGTGCCGGTAGCCGTAGTTCCTGTAGCAATAAGCGCGTAGGCGGTGGTGCCAGTTGTACGGCCTGAACCGCCATTAGCAACAGGAAGCGTTCCTGTAACACCTGAAGTAAGCGATAAATTTGTTGCGTTTGTTAAATTTACTGATGCAGGCGTCCCCAACGCGGGCGTAGTCATGGTAGGGGAAGAAAATGTACCGCCGGTTACCGTGGGATTGGTAAACAACAAAGTGTTGGTAAGTTGTTTTGTTACGCCGCCTTGCACAATTGGCAAAACGTCTGTGGTAGCGGCAGCGGTGGCTGTTGGAAGGCCAGTAATAGCAACATTAGTCATGATTAAAAGTTCCCTGCGTAGACGTTAAATCTCTGGCGAGTGCCAACAATAGAATATGGGATAGACATAATGTCATCTGGGTTGTTGATGCGTTTCAAATTGCGTTTAGATGTCATGGCAATTCGTTGAACCGTAGGTGAAGGTTCGACACCAAATTCGGCTGCGATTTCGCAAGCGAGATTGTATTTGAAACACCGCATATAACCTGGGGGGAAAATCAAAGACGTAGCGAGCGAAGCCGGTTGTGCCAACTCTTGCACCGAAATAAAATGCCATTCTAGCGGTTTTGTAGGCACCGGATAAAGATGCATTTCAATATTTGGGTAACTTGTGTTAACCCACATTACCTGTGGATAAGTGCTGGTTACTGTTTTAACCGCAATGCCGTCGTACTGTTGCTGGTTAATCAACATAATGCCAAACGAAATGCCATTGGCTGGGTCAATAAAATAAGTAGCATCATCCATTGTAATAGGACGATTACCAACAAAATCTCCAGTTGGGCCAAGCGATTTGGTTAAAAATCCAGCAGGCCAAATGTAAATTTGTTCTTGGGTTGTAAAAATAGAAAGTTTTTCGGTACTCCAAGAATCTAGCATTTGATTAAATGCCGTAAGCGCATCTTGCGACGTGGCAGCAGATGGCGTTTCGCCTTCTGCAAGTTGACCAATAAGACGAAGTGCGCCGTTAATTTGATCGCCAGCGGTCGTAGCCATGTAAACTCCTTATGCGGCTTCTTGACGCCGCCTACGACGAAGCTCGTTACTTGGAGCTTCT